CCAACAAACGGTCATCACGACGTGAGCGGATAGTTCCAAGGTAACCATCTGGATATTCTGCAGATGGAACTCTTCCGACTCCGATGCGAGATGCATCCATGGAGTCACGTGCTACAGATGTTCCTGCACCACTTTGGTTGTTGTAACCGTATAGGCCACCACCACCAAGAGATTGCCAGTTTTGTTGCGGCGAGAAGTTGTTAACACCACCAGCCATTACATCACCTCAATCTATTTATACTAAGAACATTACGCCCTCCACAGGCTTGTTTCAGGAAGTTATCTTCCGAAACTAGCCCCCTTATCAGATGATGGCGGCTGTACGCCTGGCGCATCGTCCCAATTTAATGTGCTACCTAAATTCTTTTTTCCAAGTGACATTCCACTTTTACTTTTCCACGCAGTCTGACGACCGATAGATGAGTTAGTAGATTTGCTCAGTGACAATGGGGCATCAACCGTTGGTGTGTCTACCTTTGGTAAACCGTAATCACTAAACTCTCCAGATGATAGGACCATTACAGTGAACTCTGCATCCCGTCAGAAAAGTTTGGAGATTGCTTTCCCATTACAGAAGAAATAACTTTGGCGTTTGCCATTGTTGCTCCTGCTGCTGGGTCAACTGTTGGGTATGACGCATTAACACGATAACGAGCACCCATACGCTCTGATGCTGCTGCATTACCTGCAAGAACATTTGTCTTGTTTGCTTTGCCGCTTGCTGTTGGGTCGCCTGCTTGTGTATTCTTTTTTGCAATAGGGGTTCCACGTTCTGGCTTAACAGCCTCAAAACCACCTGTGCTCTGACCAACGTACTTACGTGCACTGTTCTTGTGCTCTGCAGAGGCAATTACTTCCTCTGGTGTCATAATGTTTCTTGCCATAGTTTTACCTGCTGCCTCTAGATGGTTAGAAGGTTCGCCCATGCGACGACGCATTGCGTGACCCATTGATGTCCATGATGCCATGTTAACTCCTTGCTTTGGTATAAGGATACGGCGGTTTTAGCTCGCTGTAATGTGAAAAACGATTGCAGATATCTCACCATCACGACTTTCAATGGTGGTGAACCCTGGTTTGTCTGTTAAATCCATGCCACGAGGTGCTACATAACCACGTGCAATGGCAATTGCTTTTACGGCTTGATTTACTGCTCCTGCACCTACGGCACGGAGTTTAACCTCACGCTTATCGTAAATTGCGTGGGCAATTGCAGAGGCTACGCTCTGGGGATTGGAGCTAGCGCTAACTCGTAAAAACGGTTCTTCTGCTGATACTTCAGGTGTAGTGCTCAATTGTTAGTCCTTTGGTTCGGTTTGGTATGCCACTCCCAACCTAAAGGATAAGTCTAAAACCTAGGTGCGTCTCTGTATTTAGGGTCTGACATTTGAATGGCTACTGCCTTTTCAACTTCGTTAATTGAAAATTTTCCTACAAGGCGTGCCAAAGCATAGGAATCTGCAGCATTATCGTCATTAAACTCAACGCCCCATCGCTTGTAGATTTGTAACAACATCTCTTGCTTTTTAGCGTTGCCCTTACCTGATGCATATTTCTTCAAAGTCATTGGAGGAACTTTGAGCGGGTATCTGCGGTGGTCTTCATACAGGTCGTAAATTGCTAAACGAACTGTTGCAGATAACTCACCTAATACTAACGCTGCTTGACTTGCAAGTACTGTTCCTTCCATTGCAAGGTCTGCTACTTCTAAATCATGTTCTTCTAAATACTCTAAATGGTCTACTAACCATTGGCGAATATCAACAAGTCTTTCAATACCAAAATAAGGTGACTTGTATACCCAAGTAATGTGCTTCTTTGGGTCATCTAATGACAAAGCGGTTAGTGCAAAGCCAGTTAACGATTGGTCAATCCCAACCGTAACTGGCCCTGCAACGTTTAAACCACCATCAATTACTTTTGTTGGCACGGAGTTCTCTTTCGTCTATGACCATCTCAATGGTTCCAAGATATCCTGCCCCGTCCGTCAAGTTATCTCTTTTATGCATATACGATTCTCTTGCAATCTTTACCCATGCCATTGCTAAACCTACCTGTTCTTCGGTTATATCAATACCGAAAATAACTTCCCAACCTTTTTTAATTCGGTTGAAATTATCTAGTGGATGGTCGTAAGTATAGTTGCGGTCTCCCGTAATTAAACTTTGCGCTTCCTCTAGTATAGATGGTTTATGGGAGTGGGATGAAGACATATTTACCTGTTAACCATTCGTTGCTTGCGGTGGTTGTAACGGGAGTTGGGTTGGTCAACAAAAACGCAGCCAATGCTGCTGATGCGTTGGATGTTCCAACCATAAATTTTGTTGTCCCATTGTTGTTTGTTACATACCAACGTCCATTGGTGTAGTAACTTGTTTGAGCGTTTCCGTTGCTGTAACGAGCAATGTATGGCTTTGCTTTTGGGTCCCACGCAATGCCCTTGACTCCTGGGTCTGGATTATCTGTTGCCCCTACTGAGATTACATCAGGTAGACACGCAATTGAATCCATTGCAGTTCTATTACTTCCATTACCTGATGCTGCTACAACTGCAACACCCAACGCTTTTAGTTGGGCAACATCTTCCGCAGTACCTGCAGGAACTTTACAATTAGCAAAAATTGCTCCTTGTGAAACGTTTACTATTTTAATGTTGTACTTGGCTGCATTTAATACAACCCAATCTAACGCCATTTTGACTGCGTTGTTTGTGTAAATAGTAGGAGAACCATTTTTGTTACTTCCCATAATGCGAATAGGAATAATTTTTGCATTTGGATTAACCTTCAACATGATTGAAATCATCTGTGACCCATGGTCAAACTGTGTGTAGGTAGTAGGAGGAACATTTGCTGCCCCTGCACCTTCCATTGTTGGCTTTCCATTTGGGCAATTTGTAAACTCAAGTACACAGTACTCAGCCACAATATTGTTTTTAAATAACTCCGTGTTTGTTCCTGTATCTATGACTGCAATAGCTGCTGGCAACTCTGCGTGGACTGGTACCGCTGTGGTACCAAATAAAACTACTAATAAAAATATTACCCTCTTCATGTGCTTAACCTATCTTTCCTTGACATCCGTATGTCGTTAGTTCTGCGTGTGATTTCTCTGGATACTAAAGCGACGTCCCTCTCAAAGTTGTTGGCTACAACCTCTACCATCTTGCGATAAGCATACGCATGGGTCAGTTGATTTTCCAAATCCTCAACCCGTGAGTCTGCAGCAACCTGTGCCTTGATAAGGGTTACTCTTTCGCCCTTGACTTTTGAGTTGTCTTTATCAAGAAATAACTTTGCCTCTAAAGAATCTTTCTTTTTGTTTAGTACATGCTCATCTACTTGAGCTGCAGCTAACTGACCTGCAACATAGTTGGACCAAGCGGTGAGCTGTGTAAACAAGGAGCTGAGCTCATCACTATCTAATAAAGAAATGTCTTTTGGCATTTTAGGCTGGTCTGATTGGTCAGGCCACATGTTGATGTTTTGTTCAGCCATCTTCTTTACGGCTAAATCAGACATTGGTCCTAGATTAAGCATCCCAATCCCCTAAATCTACTAATGCGTTACAGGACTTGCAACCATCGGGGTTTACATTACATTCAGGCATTTTCTTTGCGTCAACAGCTTTGATTAATTTCTGTGCGCTAAAGAAGATTCGTTCTACCATTTCATAATCAGCTTTAACTGTAAATTCTTTTGTTGCTTGGTCTGCTTTGTTCTCATAAAGAAAAACAATTTCTTTAGGAGCTTCAGTACCAAACATGCGGTGTGTTAACTCTAGGTACATTTGTCCTTGCAGCAAGTGACTGCGGAAAGGGCGGCGGATGTTGTTAAATGCTTTTGCAATGTCTCCACCAGCATCTGCAAGAATTTCGGGAGCTTCAAAACGCAATGTTCCTGCGCCAATAGATTTGATTTCAATAAGGCAGTCATCACCAATGCCTTTAATCCACCCATCGGTGTGGCCTGCAATGCGTAGTGAATCATCTACCAATGTGACTTCGGAGTACTCCATCACATCTTCACGCCCACAACCTTCACAGGAGGGTGACAACCCAAAAGTAATGTGCTTACAAGATAAGCACTTAAACTTTCCGTAAAGAACT